CCGTATACTTAGCTTCCATTTCCTGACGAGCAAGAGCAAACTGAGACCTTTCTAAGCCAAACTGATTAGACATTTCTTCATTAAGCCGTTTTTCTGTTTCATCAAATTGAGAAGCCATTTCAGCAAGCTCTTCACGTTCTAAGCCCATCTGTTTGCTAAATTTTTCCATGTCATTAGCCATCTCTAAAGACTGAGATGATATAAGTTGAGAAAGCTGTCTTCCTGCAAGCGTGGGAGTTGATTCTACAGAAACCGAAGCCCCTGTTAATAACCTGCTCATTTCATTGTTACTTGGATCTCTCCCAAAGGTAGAGTTAAAAGATTGAACTAAAGCATCTTTTTCAGGAGAATCTTCGCCAATAAATTCATACAAGTCATAATCATTATCGAAACTTGGAACAGTAACTCCAAGTTCTTCAGCACTAATCTCTCCAGAGATTCCAAACTGACCAGTTATCGTTGCAATATCAAGATTTGTTTCAGCTACCCATTTTGTGATCTGGGCTTCCATCTGCTTGTCAGCCCTACTGGTATCCGCATAAATACTGGCAACCTCTGCTTCAGTTAAGTCTGTTCGTAAAGAAAGGTCTTTATCAAATTGACGAGACGCTTCAGTCTTTTTGCCTCCTAATTCTCCTAACGTCTTTCCTACTTCAATGTCTTGTCTTTGACGTTCAGTTCGGGCCGAAAGTGTTTCTATGCGAATAGGAGCAGATATACTTTTGCCGTTACCTCTAAGCATGTTTATGACATCACTGTCAGGCAAATCTTCGCCTGTCATTTCTCTGTAAGTATTCCTAAGAGTTTCAGCTTCATATGAGTCAAGTATATCATCCATGTTATTAAGCGTAGAAACATATGTTGTATCAACGCCAAGCTCTTCAGCGGTTATCTCTCCTCCCTCACCTATTTCCATGTAACCTCTTTCACGGAACATTTCCATCTTTTCCGTGTAAGCTTGCTGTCGTTCGTTAAGAGACTGCACTCTTTTTTGTAGCTCTTGCTCAAACGCCTGCCTGTTACCTGCAAGGGTTTCTAAGTTATCTGGCCCGAAAAATCCTGTAAACTCTGCTTCAGCTACTGTTTCTTCTAAGGTCATCCCTCTTTCTTGCATTTGTTTTGCAAGAGTGTCCATGGGATCTCCACTTACTATGGAATCTCCCCTTAATAAGGCTTGTATCTCAGAAGGAGTAGGTTCTCTTCCTAATAATTTCTTAGCATTGTTATTAATTACATCTACGGACTCCATCCAATAATCTGTATTTACAGTCCCGTCTGTATTATACATTTCATCCATATTACCGCCAAGCATTTCAAGGTTTATTTCTACAGGTATAGAAACGCCTGTTAATTCTGCAAATGCTTCACGTTGCCTGTTTATCTCTCTTTGTTTTTCAAATCTTAAATTAGCTTTTTGTATATCTATATTAGCAGTCTGTAATTCTTTTTCTAAGGTTTCTACGGTCTTATTCGTTTCAGGATCTTTAAAGGTTCCTGTTTGTTGTGCCCTTGCTATAGCCCGTTCTAATTTCTCTCGTTTATCTTCAGCTACAAGTCGTTGTTTTTGTGCTGTTGCGGCTAATGATCCTAAAAAGTTTCCATCTTCATCTTGTCCGTTTGCTGTTCCTGTTAATTCTAAGTAAGTTGCCTCTTTATCTAATTCTAATCTTCGTGCTTCTAATGTCTGTAGGTCTTCATTGGTAACTGGGTCTACATATGTTCCAGACTGTTGAGCCCTTGTAATTGCCTCATCAAGAGCTTGTGATCGTTGTTCAAGTCGAACCCTTGCGGTTTCGTTTCTTCTTCGGAAAAGAGTATCTGCTTCCGCCATTGCCTGCTGACGGCCTGCTATGGTAAAGCCTTCCTCGCCTGATATTGTTATAGCGGAATTAGAACTAAGTATTTTTTCTGCATCAATATCAGAAACAGAAAGACCTGCTTCTCCTGCTATCCGTATTAAATCTTCTTTTGCTTGACTAAAAGCGGTTCTTGCCTCTGGAGTCTCAAGTAAGTTACCGTCTTCATCCATCCAAGGACTTTGATCTATCCCGAGCATTTCAGCGGATACGGCTGACGCTCCATACCTTCCCGTTACATCAGCCTTCCATTCTATCTGTCTACGCATAGTCTGTATGTTAAATTGCCTTGCACTTTCTTCGCGTTGCTTATCCGATAAAGTCATATCTTGAGCAAGGCTTGCATTAAACTGCTCACGGTCATTTTGTAATTTAGCAAAATCTAACGTAGGAGCCCCTGATAAATCTACTTCATCACCTCTGATAATGTTTCGCACATTTTCTTCTGAGATATAAATACCCTGAGCGTTTGCATTATCTCTTATTATCTTTGCAACATTTTGATATATTTCTGTTGTTCTATCTATCGTGCCGTCAATTCTAAATTGTTGTGCCTTTTCTAAATCATCAAGAGGAACTCCAAAGTCGTTAACATCGTAAGTCCCTTCAAATCTTCCTGTTGTTGTAACATCAAATTGTCTTTGCTGTTCACCTAACTGTTGTTGGCTTACTGTCTGCATTCTTTCTATTGAAAGTTTTTCGCCTCTCATTATAGAATTTACTTCTTCTACAGTAGGTATCCTGCCCAGTTGCTCTGCGAACTTAGTGCTTATCGCTTCACGCTCACGGCCAGAACTTATATCTTCTCCAGTTATTCCAAGACTGGTCATATTAACAGTAGAATATTTTTGCCCACCTATATATCCTGTAAGTTCTCCCTGTCTAAATGCCTCTTGTTGACGGGTAGCTCTTTCAGTTTCAGCCTGCTGTTGCTCACGGAGACCTAACTCTCTGGCTTGGAAAGAACGATCCATACCCTCACGGGCTAATGGCATCACAACATTCTCTGCAACCTGACGAGAGTAATCATCCATCTGTTTGTCAGTGGCCTTAGCAAGAGACCCAGAAAGATAAAGACCTTTACCTATAGCCTCTTTTCTTGTGGCTTCCCCAAGGGCTTCAAACTGTTGTTGATAAGGCTTGGCATAAAAGTCATACGCCCTTTGGACGTATTCTTCTGTTTCTTCATCGCCTATTAATTTTGTTGCACTACCTAAACCTTTTTTTGGCTTCTTAGCACCAAGCCCGTATTCTACTTTAGCCATTCTATTTTATCCTCATTCCCTTCGGCACGAAGAGAAAATGAAAACCTTCGATCCGTTGCGGTTTTGTTGTGTCTGCTTCTTCTAATCTTACTTTAAAATACCTACTGTTACCTGTTAATTTAAATCTTGCTTGGGAAATCGTTCCCGTTGCTAACGTGCTTGTGTCGAGCGTAAAGTCGTTGTCAAGCAAACCGAAGGCTCCACCTAAGTCTACTTCGGTGCTTGTAGATAAAGTCCCTTCAGGACTGGTTACATTAACAGAAATATCTTTTTGAGATGTAAGCGTCATGTCTATCCACATTTCCCGAATAGACTTAATACCCTCGTATCCCATATCTAAAAAGCCTGTTTCTGCCGTAGACGCTATGGTAGTGCCATTGTCAGTGTTTGAAGTTGTATTTCTTTCTCCACCCCAAGCTTTGGCAATTTTTGAATTTCCATATTGTCCCAATATAGTATGCTCTACAGCAGAAGTAGTATGCCTATAGCTTACCCCTGAATTAAATTTAAGATTTGCACCCTGAAACACTGACCACGCATTTTCTGGTCCTACCCTTAGAGCTACTTCTGTGTTGTAGACAATGGCCGTGTCATGGTCTGTTGCAGAGCCGTAGGTTACAAGAAACACTATTTCATTCCACGGGTCTCCACGTTCAAAGGCATATATATACTTTACACGCTGTTTATTTAACTGTCCCCACAATTCTTCAAGTGGCCTACTAATATAAACAGCAGGCTGTTGAGCATCGCCAACCATATAAATGCCCCGAGAATTTGCAAAGTATGTGCGACCTTTAGACGTAACGATTGAAGATCTGGAAGAACATCCTACCGTTCCGTCTACTAACTGGTTGGTGAAAAAACTTGTTAATGCCCCTGCACCGCCATAATCAAAATTTATTCGATATATACTATTTTCATAAAAGGCCAGTAGTGTTTCGTTTGAATGTAAGGCTAACCCAATCCCATCAGAGTCTCTGGTGCAATCAAACACATTATCATTAGGCCAAGAAGTTGGGTCTCCAGTGTCAGAATACCTAATAGCCGTAGAGCGAGTGTTTGCTGTATGTGCTGTATTTATGGCAAACACATGAGACTTAAACTGCTGAACATCGCTTGCTCTTGTTAATCCCGTTAAAGCAGTTACGTTGGTAGCCCCTGAATGGTATTTAAAAAGATTACCTACATTATCTGTCCCTATTATCTGTCCGTTTGTCCCATCGTGGAACTGACAGAATCTCCAATAGTTATTTTGCCCTACGTTTACCGTCAAAGATCCTGTAATATCAACCCAAGTAGCAGGGCTACCTTCGTCCATCCTTTTAACCTTATTGCCTGCTACGCCTATTAGCTTGGGGGCTCCCCCGAAATCTAATACACCTAACCCTTGAACGTCATTAGATCCATTGATTGCATTAGACGTATAATCTTCCCAACCCTGCCTTTTTCTTATTGCCCCTTTGCCGTCAAGGTGATAGTTCCTTAAAAGAGCTAAATAGCCAGAACTAAACGCTTCTTCAGTTTCAGCGTCTGTATTATTCTCTCCAAGGAATCCTCTGCCAGTTGGAAAAGCGTATCTATTTCTTCTTTTTGGCATTAGTGTAGATCCACCCAATTTGAATTGGCTCTTGCCTGAACCTTGTGAGTAGTTGAGTTGTATATAAGGGTTCCATTTACTGGGCTCGACAAAGCATCTCTTTCAGTTGTTGTTAGAGTTGGAAGCGTTCCTCCCCAAACTAATTTACCCCAACCTACCTCCGTTCTAAAGGCAACCTTTGTCTCATCTGTCTTTACTAAGACTTGAGACTCTTTCCATGTCCCCTCAAGGTCATCTCTCTTTGTATCGGAACTGAGATTATTTGTAATCGTCAGCGAAGCAATGTCTATGTCAGTTGTATCTGCCAATTAAAACTCCATATGAGGAGTCCACTCAGGCAAGCTGACCTCATCACTTGAGGCAACTGAAGAGTCGAAAGCTCTCAATCGCTGAATGTTAGAATCAAAAATTTGCTGATAAGACTTCCAATCTGGGTCATCTTCCTGCTGTAACCCTACCATTAATGCGGCTTCTACATACGCATTAGCCGCTCTATAAGGTATTAACAGAGTGGTAGAACTTGTTGGGCTTCCTTCTACAGTGTGCAAGTCACTGGTAAAGCCATATAAGTATAGTGTCCCGTTGGCCGAAACAAAATCAGAAGACGGCTTAGGAGCTATCCATATCTTACGACCAAAGTCTGCAAAAAACTTAGGCGTTCCCTGAGAACCTGTAGCATCTCTCCATTGAGGTCCCAAGTGTTTATCTATGTTTTCAACTACCCTTGCATAATTTAAATAAGATCCAATCCCTGAATATCTAAATGTTCCCGAGTCAAATTTTTCTAATCCCGTAGGCCAGTCGTATTCATATGTATCGGCCACCATACTGATCGTAAAGGACTTTTGAAGCCATGACCAACTGTCTTCTGCTTCGACAAGTTCTATTGCGGCTTTCGCCCAACGACCTACATCGGCATCTTCTTCCGTTCTGGTTAAATCTTTATGTGACCGAGCCGCTACTCGGGTTTTTAACTCGCCCCACGTAATTGCCATTTTTTACCTTTTGGCCTGAGCCTTTTTCTTTGGAGCCCTTTTACCTTCAAGGGCTTCTATTCTTTTTATTAGGGGAGCAATTTTTTCTTCTAAGAAAGCTTCAATGTTATCAAGCTCTTGCTCTCCGATTAAATCTGTTGCTATGCCGAAAATATTACCTCTTCGCCCGACAAGCTCCATTGCTCCTTCTTCTGTTGAAAACTCTTCAACCCTTCTATTCCCATATCTTTTCTTGGGCGTAAAAGTCCGATAAGACCCTTCTGCTTTTATGTTTAACGGTCCGTCTTTGTATCCTGCTTGATCAGGCTGTGTTAAATACTCTACAAATACTGAAGCCATTTTTCCCTCTTATAAATGGTAGGCAAACAGGAGAGGGCTTTGTAGCCCCCTCCCATTGCTCAATGGTTAATTATGCGACTGCCCAGTTCATTGCTTCTGCTGATGACTGATTAATCACATCATTGTTGTTAATATGGAAGAAATCGGCTCGGGCACATCCGAAAATCTGCTTGATACCTACTCCATATTTGTCTTCATACGCATCCTCTTTACGTCTTACAAGACGAGGTTCGGAAGCATTACCACATACAACTGCATCTGCTCCTAAGACGAGGTTCCGTCTTGTGCTTGCGGCATTTGTGCCAGTAGCAGGAGAGCGAATCCTATTGTATTCATGGACAGCGATACCTTCAAAAATGATATCTGCCGTACCAAACAATGGATTGGATGCACTTGCATCGGTGCGAGTAAATGCATTTTGATAGTTGGCTTGAATAACACTATCAGCCGACAAGTCAGAAACAGAATAAACGTGTGCTAACATCACATACGCTTCTCTTCCTTCGTGCTTAATCGGGTTAACATTTGCCAATCTTAGCGTCTGATAAATACTGCGAAGCTCTGTAGAGCTTAACTTATCATTATCACTAATATTACCTTGGGCAGAGGAGTCATTACCCCAAATTACTCGGGGGTGAGCAACTGCTGAGGCAAATCCACTTTTGATAACGTGTGCGGCATTACCCTCGTAAAGTGCGTCAAGGATAGATTCCTCATACTGACCCGTAAGCCAGTCTGCTAACGCTCCTGCGGCTTCCTGCTCCATACGGAAATTAGTTTTAAGATCCTGCAACTCTGGAGTATCAAAACCATAAGAATTTAATAACTTGCTTGGTAAACCCT